ATTAAGCAACTCGCCTCGGACACCCGAACCATTGACACCTTCGTCGGTGCGGTGCAAGGTATCACGGCGGGATTCCAAATAGCCCAAGGAGCGGCGGCACTATTCGGAGCGGAGGAAGAAGAACTGCAGAAGTCCCTTGTCAAGGTCCAAGCGGCGATGGCCCTCGCCAACGGGGTGCAACAGGTGGCCAACCTGCTGAACAAGGATTCAATCTTGATAACCCAAGGCCAAGCAGCGGCCCAAGCCCTCTACGCCGTGGCGGTGGGAACCAGCACAGGAGCGATGAAGGCGTTCCGCATCGCACTCCTTGCAACGGGTATCGGTGCAGCAGTCGCAGCCGTTGGTCTGCTTGTGGCCAAGTGGGACGAACTGACCGCAGCGGTTCGTCGGTTCCTGAACTTGCCCGACCCCAAGCAACGGGCAGCGGAGCAAGCCATAGCCCTGCAACGAGAGGAAGCGCAACTGGAGCAGTACCGCCAAGCGTACGATAGGCATACCGATTCACTCATCGCTGCTGACAACAAGCGGAAGGCCCAACAGGAGCAACGCCGCAAGGAGCAGGAGGAAGCCACCAAGCAACGCCTGCTGAAACTCCAAGAGGAAAACAACGCCATTATCAAGTTCGTGGAGGACTTGAACCTTACCCTCTATGAGATGGAATTGGACCGCATCATGAAGCAGGACCAAGCCCAAGAGGACCAAATGCTCCGCAGGCGGGATGCTTATCTTCGGGACATCCGCTTGCGCAACGATGCCGAAGCCAAGTCAGCAGCGGGGCAGGCGCAAAGGGAAGCGGACCTCGCCGCCCTTCGCGAGAAATATGTCGGGCAGTCCTTCGCCGTTATTGGCGACATCATCCAAGCGAGTGCAGGCAAGAGCGAGGAAGCCCAACGGCGGGCGTTCAATGTGTCCAAGGCAGCAAGCATCGCCCAAGCCATCGTCAGCACCTACCTTGCCGTCAACTCTGCCTTGGCTATTAAGCCCACGGAAACGGTCTTCCCAGGTCAGCGGTTCGTTGAGGCAGGTCTTGCCCTTGCCGCAGGTCTTGCGAATGTGGCCAAGATTAAAGCGACCCAATTCCAAGGGGGTGGAGGAAGCGCAGCAGGTGGTGGCGTGATGGGTGGAACGGCAGGTGCAAGCATGACCCCACCGCCCATCTTCACTAATCCGCAAACGACCAACCTCGGAACGGGCGACCTGTCATCGGGCCAAGGTCAGCAGAACCAACCCATGCGAGCCTATGTCGTAGAGCGGGACATCCAGCAGACGACCAGCAGGGTGCGCCGCTTGTCCGAATTTGCAACATTGGGCTAACTGCTACATATCCCCACATGGAACTACCCGTATATCGGATGACTGTGGACGAAGTGGACGAAGGCGTGCAGTTTGTCGCCCTCGTTGATATGCCTGCGATTGAAAAACCCTTCCAAGCCTTCGCCAAGACCCCGCAGCGGTTCGCTGAAACAGGAGAACGCAGGGTGCTGACTGGACCGCTGATGCTTGCCGATACGCCAATCTTCCGCAAGGACGACACCTATGGCGAGTACTATGTCGTTTTTGACAAGGCGACCATCCGCAAGATTGTCCAAAAGTACTTCAAGCAAGGGAACCAGCACAATGTCAACGCTTACCACAACGCCGAACTGGATGGGGTGTTCATGTTTGAATCCTACATCACCGACGCAGAGCGGGGCATCCTTGCACCCAAGGGCTACGAGGACACTCCCGACGGGTCTTGGTTCGGTTCCTTCAAGGTAGAGAACGACGAGGTGTGGGAGAATCGCCACGCCTTCAAAGGTTTTTCGGTGGAGGGGCTATTCGGGATGAAGAACACAGGCACGGAATTAGAGGTCGCACTCGCTGGCCTCGCAGACGACTTAACCGCTTTTTTGCAACATATCCAACCAACCTACAAATCCCAATAACATGAACCTGAAATCAGCCATTGAAACCCTGCGGACCGAACTCCGCAAGTTCACAACCCAAAAGCAATCCTTCGCCGACTACAAGTTGGTGGATGGTACTGTTGTCCGTGTGGACGGCGACCTCGTTGCTGGAACGCCCGTCTATGTCATCACCGAAGACGAAACCCTGCCCGCTCCCGATGGAGAGCATCAAGTTGAGGGCGTTGGTGTCGTCAAGACCGAAGGCGGCAAAATCACCGAAGTTGTCGTAGCCGAAGCCCCTGCCCCTGCCGAGGAAGTGGCCGTTGCTTCTGAGATAACCCCCGAAGTTGCAGGTGAAGTGGTGAGTGAAATCGCCGAAGGATACCCATTGGTGGACCCTGCGATGGTTGAAGAAATCGTTAAGAAGCACTTGGTGTCCATCATGGAGGAACTGAAGGCCGCCTATACTGAAATGGGCAAGATGAAAGAGAAGATGGCCTCCTTTGCCTCGCAGATGGAAACCATGACTGATATCGTTGAGAAAGTTGCCGAACTCCCTTCTGAAGCACCCAAGCCTACTGCATCCGCTATCGTGGAGCAACGGAAGGCATCAGCCGCCCAAAACTTTGCGGCCATCGCACAATCAATCCAATCCCTTAAAAACTCCAAATAACCTTAACCCCCTAAAAACAAAACCATGGCATTTTCTTTCGGAAACCTATCAGCCTACACCGAGCAGCAAAGGCTGCCCCTCATCACCAAAGCGGTATTCGCCGCTCGTTCTGCTGCCTTGTTCACCAAGCAGGTGGGCATCAAGTCAGCCGCCGCCCTTAACCTCATGGACACCGATGCCAACATCGGGTCAGGAACGGTTTGCGGTTGGTCTGCAACAGGCAACACCACATTCAGCCAGCGCAACATCACCGTCGGCGTAATGAAAATCCAAGAGGCTCTTTGCCCTCGTTCGCTTGAGCAGTACTGGATGCAGTCACAGTTGACTGCTGGTAGCCAATACGACGGCGTACCTTTTGAGCAGGCATTCAGCGAGCAGAAGGCTCTCCGTATCGCCGAGGCTTTGGAAACCGCCATCTGGCAGGGTAACTCCTACTTCAGCGGTGTCAACCAACTGCTGAACGCTGCATCGGGTTCTACCGTTCTCGCCAACGCTTCCTCTACCACTTGGAACCCAGTATCGGCTTCCGTTGGTATCACGACTTCCAATGTCATCAGCATCTTTGACAAGGTGTACAATGACATCCCACAGGCTATCTTGACCCGCAACGACCTCGTAATCTTCTGCGGATGGAATAACTTCCGTACCTTGATTGGAGCCATGAAGTCGCAGACGGGTGTCATGTACAACCAAGTTGACTTGCAAGGTTTGGCCGATGGTGATATCATCTACCCTGGCACGAATGTTCGCATCGTTGCAGTCCCAGGTTTGACCTCTACCAACCGCATTGTTGCAACCTACCTCGGCAACCTGTTCTACGGAACTGACTTGTTGAGCGACGAGGAGAACTTTGAATTGTGGTACTCCAAGGACAACGATGAGGTTCGCTTCCAGGCAGCCTTCAAAGCAGGCGTGCAGTTCGCCTATCCCGACTTGATGGTTGACTTCAAATTGGCCTAAGTGTAAGGGGGGAGGGAAACTTCCCCCCGCTTTTTTATTCTTGCAACTCCTAAAATAAAAATACACTATGTCCTGTTCACTCACCACGGGCTACGCCCTCGGATGCCGAGATTCAGTCGGCGGCATCAAAACGATTTATGTACAAGCCTTTAACCCAACGGGTTCCGTGAACACTAACGGAAGCGGAACGGTCACAGGCTTCACGGGTTTCTCATCGGGATTCTACGAGTACGACTTGACCAAGGCTACCTCTTCCATGACAGAAACCTTGAACGCATCGGTTGAGAACGGCACCTTATTCTACACTCCCGAAGTCACCTTCACCATCAACAAGTTGCAGGTTGCAGTCCGCAATGAACTGCGCCTCTTGGCTCGGAATCGCTTGCTGGTCATCGTCCAAGACAACAACAACCGCTACTGGGTGTTGGGTGCTGCGAATGGCTTGGAGGCATCTGCTGGAACCGCTGGAACGGGTACTGCATTCGGCGACCGTTCAGGCTACGAGATGACGCTCACGGGAATGGAACCCGACCCGATGCTGAACATCGCAGCAGCAACATTCTCTGCGCTGACCGCACAAATCAGCGGTTCGTAGAGTATCTTTGACCTGCGGTTCTCATACGCCGCATGGTTTAGTGGTCAGGGGCCATCTCGCAAGGGGTGGCCCTTTTTTTTATACCTTTGTTGTATGAGAATTTGCATCGTTTACAACGCCCACCCAACGGGCTGCTCGTTCTATCGGCTGGAAATGCCGAACGCTTACCTCGGCGACAATTACACCGAGTTTGACTATGTCTGCGTGGACAACATCGCCAATGTAAAAGATGAAGACCTTAAGACGGTCGATATATGGCTTTTCAATCGCTTGTGGTGTCAAGGTACCTTGGACCAAATTCGCAATGTTTACAAGGCTCTCACGGCCTTTGGCGCCAAGGTCATCTTGGACCTCGACGACTACTGGGTGCTGGAGAGCGGGCATATCATGTATCGGCACTACCTGTCCACCAAACTTGACGAGCAAATCCGTGAAC